GGTGGATGACTTACAACCAAGCACAACAGCTTGGCGGCAACTTGAAAGGTCAGAAGTCACCAACCAAAGTCTTTCACTTTGGCACAGCTAAAGACAAAGACAAAGAAGACAGATTTTATTCGTATGCTAAAGCATATTCTGTCTTCAATGCATCGCAGATAACTGGTCTGCCATCACACTATTATCCAAAGCAAGAACTGTATATCAATGCAGATAAACCAGTTGCATCTATTGATAAACAACTTGCTGATATACCAGCCAAAGTTGTTGAGGTTGATGGATGCACGCCTTGCTACCGTCCATCAACAGATGAAGTGAACATGCCGCCGTGGTCTGACTTTGTTGATGGCCTTGCATATTACAGCACAAAAATACATGAACTTGTCCATTGGACAGGTCACGAATCCAGACTTGATCGCCTTGGTCTAAAGAACAAGAAAGGCTATGCCTTTGAAGAACTTGTTGCAGAGATGGGCGCATCATTCATGATGGCACAACTCGGGCTGGAACCAACAGCACGAGATGACCATGCACAGTACATCTCATCATGGTTACAAGCACTGAACAATGATGTGAAGTACGTGTTCGAAGCGGCGAAAGTCGCACAACAAGCTGTGGAACTACTCAATAGTCACACAGCAGAAGATGTAGCTATAGCATAGGAGGTATATGTCATGAGCATCTTTCAAACTAAAGACCCAGTAGCTGAAGAAAATGTTTTACGTCAAAAAGTTGAGCTTGTTCTCAACAGGCAGACTGAAACATTGCATCAGCTAACAGCAATAACCAAAGAGTTGGAAGCTCTTACTAAAATTGTTACTCGTTTATCAGTAGACAGGCCAAAGCCACAGATATCTGAACAGCTTGTGTTTGCTGATGGCAAAAAGCCAACGCCAGTAATTAATGCTGTGTATATGGCAAGCAAGCGTGACATTACACGCATGGAAAAACTGCACACATTTATGTCTGGCCCACATCCTGTGACCATACATACAATGATGGCAGTCTGGTCTTGTTCACAGAAAGCAGCAGAAGCAACGCTGTATCGGTTTGAAAAAGATGAACGCTATGTAGTCTTCAAGACAAAGACTAAAGGACATCCAACACTTTACACAATCAAGGAGGCATCATGACTTTACCAGCACACTTGATTGCACAGCAGGGAATGTTCGATTCCCTGCAAGTGCAGAAGCATCACCAAACAACCATTGATTTGGTGAAGGTTGGCACAGCACTCGGCAACAAGTTATGGCCCAACGAAATCATGACTGTTGCCGAATGCATTGTCGGCAAAGACACACCAGCATTCAACCATCTCATCAAGCATGCGATGGAAGAATACGAAAGACTAGCAAATGCAGAAATGGAGGCACTTGGAGATGGATACTGCACAAATCAACACGTCGGATGACATGTCATGGTCACAGGCTCATGGTCTTGTGCAAACTCTTGTTATAAAAGAGATTGTTGCGCTTGACCAAAAAGCTATATGGCATGATGACTGTCCAGAGGAAGATGATTATTCACATTCAGAAGCAGCTAAAATGTGTAGGCGTGATGCTGAAAGATTGCGTCAAGCATTATTTATTTTAGCAAGAGGAGTATAAAATGGCTTATGAAATAGAGACAATGAATATTGACAAAGAACTGGCTAATGGTTTGACAGCTACATTGCGTAAACTAATACGTGATGAAGTAATAAACGTGATGAATGATATGCCAGCTGCTGTGGATGATGCAATATGCAACATATCTCGTGAAGTAGCTGAAGCAGTTATGGATGATGATCTCGATGACAAGATTACAAGTTGGATGCACGACAATCTTCGTGACCAACTTGAAAACAACATACGCATTGTCATAGACTAACATACAGCGTCAAGGTGTCTCGAATGCCTTGACGCATTTATGCTACACAGTTATATGTACTAGATGATTACATATTTAGAACAATTAAATAATGCAGCAGCACCAACTGGCATCAAATTAGTTGAGTTCTTCAAGCAAGCAAAGATACCTACATCAACATACTATCGTGCAATCGGGGGTCAGGATTTGCGTCTATCAACAGCAACAAAGGTTGAAGATGCGATCAACACTTACTCACTACACAAATCCCAGAGTGAATACGAATAGCTGGCAGGATTTAGTTGCAACTCTTGTGGCTATTAGAAACAAACGTGGCTATAGTCAAGAAGAGTTAGCACACCGCATTGGATGTGCTGCATCTTTGATACACAAATGGGAACAATACAAAAGAGTTCCGTCAGGATTTATGTTTGTCTGCTGGCTGGATGCGCTCGAAGCGCAAATCGAAATCAAAGAAACTAGAGGATAGTAGAGGAAAGCCTGCTGCATGTGAACATTGTGGCAGTACATCACATTGGTTTTCGGTGATGGCAAGTGGTTCTATTTGGTGTGATGATTGTTTGGAGTATTACGGATGGGAACATCTAGCCGCAACAAAGGCAGCTACCACGAACGATGGTGGTGTAACTGGTTCAATGAGAAGGGGTGCGAAGCGAAACGCCAACCGCTATCTGGCGCGTTGGGAGGTGAGTGGAAGTCCGATATCTCTATCACCACCAGACAAGGAAGATTGGTAGCTGAATCAAAGTATCAGGCTACAGGTCGTGGCTTTTCCTTTCTTACCAAGACACACAAAACACAGCCAGCAGACATCTATCTTCTTAAACAGAAGACAGGGCCAAACTTTATATGCATTGAAGTCAACAACCCGTTGGCTGAAAAAATAGCGCGATGGCTAGCTGGAGGTGACTAACCATCGCGCCGCGCATTTGGAGGTCTGACTGCGCACGACACAGGATACTTTTATTCTTGATACTGTCAAGGCACACTGCTAGACTATTCGATACGGAGGTCAATATGAAACAGCGTGATCCAAACTACAGGCTGCCGCGCAATCAGGTTATACCTGACAAGCGACAATCTATCATTGAAAGCATGCATGAACAGGAGGTTTTAGATGCGAGCATTGACAACAGAAATCAAAGCCAAAGCACTGGCTCGCCTAACAGACGCAGCTACCAAGCCAATGCTAGTAACGAGCATGATAGAAGATGGCGTGAGTTCATTAGTTCCATTGGAAACTAAACTGAACAAACATTACGAACTTGTCTTCTATCGTATTGACAGAGATGCACCATTACACAGACTACATGAAGCATACGAGATGGTGCAAAAAGCTTTAGTGCCTTTACCTACCAAAGACATTGAAGAGCGTATTACTATGCTTTGTGCGTTGATTACTTTGGCTAAAGACTTCAGCCCAAAGGTGCTTGACATGAAGCGCAAAGCTCTTGCATCTAAGCTGGCAGAATATCCAGCAGACATTGTAATTGATGCATTTGGTTACATCGAGCGAAATGTCAGATTCTTCCCAACATTGGCAGAGTTTATCAACGAAGCTGGCATTGGATGGAAGTCCAAGCCACGGTTCATGTTACGTGATGAGTTGCAGAAATGCATTGATTATCAGGAGGCTGTGTGATAAAATGGATGAAGATGAAGTACAAGAAGATGACGGCCAGCCAAGCTGGGAACAAGAGTGGGAGGATTTTGGCGAAGTCTACGATGACGAGCCAACCTATATATAAATAGATGGAGGTCTATCATGGAAAGAAAAGGTTTTATCGGCGGGTCCGATATGTATTCAATCATGCGCGGCGATTGGAATACGCTATGGCATGTCAAAACTGGACGCACTCAACCAGAAAATTTGAGTAATGAGTTCAATGTACAGCTTGGTATTCGCACAGAATCATTCAACATGGAATGGCTTGCTAAGCGTACTAGCTGGGATGTAATGCCAAGCCCAGACATTATCCGCAAAAAAATATCTGGCGTTCTCTATCAAGCAAGAGCAGATGGCGTAGCTTACGACAAAAATGGCGTAGCTATGATTGTCGAGTGCAAACATACAACAAGCTACCGCAGCATGTCTGATATGTTGGAAGCATATCTACCGCAAGTACATTTGTACATGCGTTTGCATGAGTTGAAGAAAGCTGTGTTTTCCGTCATCTTTGGGAATCTATGGGAATATTGCGTAGTAGACTTTGAAGAAGACTATTGGAAAAATGTCAGCACACAAGCCTATCAATTCTGGCAAATGGTAGAGTCTGACGTTGAGCCAGTACAGAATTATGCCAACAAAGTTGATTGGTCTAACGTCAAGATTGATGGACTTATCAAGCGTGATGCAAGCAAAGACAATCAATTCATGGACGCGGCTCACAGGTTTGTGAATTATTCACAACAAGCTAAAGAACATGAAGCTGCTAAAAAAGAATTAAAGTCAATGGTAAAAGACACAGAACGTGAGGTCTACTGTGATCTATTCTC